AGTAATACTACATTCCATCTCCGAATGAAGTTACTACGTTAAATTCTTTTTCTTTTCTTTTTTCTTCCACCCTCTTTAAAGAAATATTAAAATAACCCATATTATTCTCAATTCCTATAAAGTTTCGGTTTTGTATTATACACGCAATTCCTGTTGTGCAACTTCCAAAAGTATTATCCAACACAATATCATTTTCATTACTGAATGTTTTAATCAATTCTTCAATCAATAATATTGGTTTCTGTGTTGGATGTAATGCTTCTTTTTGTTTGTCAGTTGCAAATTTCCAAACGCTTTTCGGGTATCTTTCGGTACTGTCATAAGTTGTTAGTTCGTGTTCACCATAGTTAGTTGTTTTTTTACTATCTCGTTTATGGTGTGCCGTACTTACTTTTCTTTCGTGTCCCGTTGTTTTTTGTGGGTTATAAGTTGGTAATTGCTTGTAAAAAACTAACATATCTTCGTGGCTTCGTAGTGGCATTTTTTTAGCGTTCAAATGTCCTGTTGGTGTTGTTTTCTCCCAAATGATATTATATCTATGTAGTTTTTCATTCGATAACATCAACTTAGCACTAAATTTATCTTGTCCAAACAGCACAACACAACCACTATCTTTTATAATCCTTTCGTATTCATTCCATAGTAAATTGAATGGAATAATACTATCCCAAATGTTTTTTGTTTTTTGGTAAGGTAAATCACAACAAATAAAGTCAATACTTTTGTCAGGTATCAATTTCATTTGTTCTATCGTATCTCCGTATCTTAAATCTATTGTCATAATTTTATTTTAATATTTTTCCACCACACAAAAAAGAAAAGAAAAAGGTTCAGTTCTTCGATTGAGCGTTTGTGTTTTAAATCCGTACTACTGCTAACACCGTATATAAAACATGGCTTGACAGGTTCGTGTTAACTTGAAACATTCGTGCAAAGCCACGTTTCATATACGAACAGTTAGCGTGAATTTATTCATCCATATAGCGTTTATTACGCAAGTAACGAATAGCATACAGCATTTCGCGGTTGTGTGCTTTACAATCGAACTTGTACCGTTTAATGGCTCCAATGGCTTTGGCTTTTTCGTTCTCGCGCATTTTGCGCCAGTAATCCTCGGCTTGTTTACGGTCCTTTTTTATCCCGTACTCTTCCCAAAAATGTTCGAATGTGAGGTTCGTGCAGTCTTTTAGTTCTCCTTTGCCTGCAATTTTGGGCAGGTCGCCCTGTGCAAACGGAAAATTATTGCTTAAATACACCAGCTGCTCAATGGTTAACATGGCATTATTTTCGAATTTTACCAGTACTCCTTCGGCATCGTAACCGAATTTCATGTACCCGGTAAATCGTTTCGATGTAAAAAGGTATTCGTTCATTATCTATACTCCATTAAGTTTACCACAGATAGTACATTTACCTCCCCCGGTTTTCATGTCGTATTTAGAATTACAAACATGATCTTTCTTCAAGTGCTTTATTGCAGATCTCAACTGTTTGGCAAAATCACGCTGTTCTTTCAGTTCGAAATCGGCATCTTTTTTACTGCCTGAATAATCGCCTTTTTCAATTTGCTCGTTAATCATAATAACTTTAGCATTAACTCCGGCCAGCGTTCCTTCAAGGTAAGCTATCACTTTATCCATTTTTAAACATGTTTTTAACAATAAATTCACAAATACTGTTGGTATCGTAGCCGAATAAGGCTCCAAGTAAATAATGGTCGGTGGGTGTTTTAGGTTCTCGAGGCAGCTCATCAATAACATAAGCCAGTGCGGGGTTTTTATAAATCCACAGCTCACTCCAACCTTTACTGTTGGTAGTGGTTTTAAAATCCAGCTTAAACTCTTTTACCAGCTCAACCACCTGGTTATGGTACCGCTCTTGGTACAATAAAACGCTTACTGGTTTTCCACGTTGTACCAGGTAACAATGCTCTGTGATTTGACCTTTTAAAAAATCGTTCATTTAATAACCTTTTGAATATTTCATTTTTTGTTTATGCTCTTCTTTTATCATACCAGGTGATAATATGTTTATGCCGTGTAATATACAAAATTCCATTTCCATCGAAGCTCCAAAGCTCATAAACCATCCTTTTATAAACAGAGCTTTCTGGCATTGCGATAATTTAAACAAACAAACTTCCATCGCCTGGTTCCACTCCATATCTGCAGGTATAAAATCGATAGGACTTACCACGTCATATCCCAGGTGAATTAGTCTAGATTTCCATAAGTTAAACTCATACTCTACCTTGCCTCGTTCAATGCCTGTTACAGGGCCTGCTATGTACACTTTTTCACGCTTCACCAGGATACAATTCTTTAATTAAACGCTTGGCAGGAGTAGATAAATATCGGTAATACGTGCGCTCCGAAATAAAGAAAGTATCTTTTATCTTGTTATGGTAAACCCAGTCCTGAGTTATTCCCTTACGGGTATGATCCAGTGTAATATCCTGAATTTTCACGATTCGAAGCAATGTATTCTTTCGGTATTTTTCTGCCATATTATTCCTTAAATAAAATGCCTGCCAGCGTTTTTAGTTCGTCAAAATCTGTAATAGGCACATAAGCCCACTGATCGTTAATTTCGAGTGTTACCACCTGGTCAACAGTTCGTACATGCTTATTCCCGGGCAGCACTTCACGGCTGGTACTCACATCGAGTTTAATGCCGTTCTTTTCTTTGTAAAAAGTAGTAAAGAAAAGCCTGCCTTCAGTCCTTCCTGTAGGTTTAAAATGCAGGCTTGTTAACTGCTTTTCGTGTATCTCTTTTTTTACCCGGGGATAACTCATATGCTGCTAAAATTTAGGTCTATTACTTTGTATTCGCCATCTTTACGTCGTTCTGAGATACGATAGTATGTTTTAGAGGAAGGTCGCCTAATACTACTTTCAATATGTGACATTGCCTTTTGATAAAGAAGATCTTTTATTTTGCTTTTGTATTTAAGCAATCCCATTATCTTTTTAGAATCAAGCTGCCCTTTGCTTGTTTTAAACGCATCTATCACAAGATCCTTAATAAATTCAATTTTACCATCCATGTTGGCAGTTAAAAACTGATCCAACATTTCACGGGCTGCAGTAATTTCAAGTTCATCAAAGGTAACCCGCTCATTAATGTTAATTTCGACTTTAATCGATCTGTCAAAATTAAACCAGGTAAAGTTTCCTTTTCGCTCAGTCGATATTTCTTTTTCTTTCAAAAAGGATTGATAAATTTCGTTACAGATATCACTAAAAGCCTTTTTATAGTCCACGAGCTTATCATGAATTGATTTAGAATCGCGCAATAATTTTGCGGCTTTTATTTCCATTAACCTTTCGGTTTTGGTTGTCCTGGTATAAGGAATTTTATTCCCGCTTTCATCTACCCAGAACTCTTCATTTGATTTTTGGTGCATATTATTTAGTTTTTACGTGAGACATTCGTTTTACAATGATATTCCCTCCGGGCTTCTCGATTCGCAAACCGCGAAGCTGTGCCCAAAGCAAGCCGGCAAAGAATACAATCAGTGCCAGGCATACGATTAAAAATTGAGTTGATTCGTTCATGATTATTCCTCTATTAAATCAAGGCATTGCTGTGCTTTCTGAATTACCCTTTTAGAATTAACAACCAGCTTCTCCAGCTCTTCATCGTTATGCTTTCCTTCGTACATTAATGCCTGGTGAATATTCTCTAATTCTTCTCTAATTTGGGTTATTACCCGCTTTAATTCCTGCTTTACTTTCTCCATAGCTATAGGGTTAAATTAATTGCCAGTCGTGGGCCAGTAAATCTTCGTTCGTTGGAACATAAGGATATCTTACTCCTGTGCTAAGGCACAGCTGCATGAGTTGGTTTTTGTAGATCATAATCACGGTGTCGTTTTTAATCACCTGGCGTTTTACAAATACGCCTTTTTTCATAAGGGTTAATGCCTCGCTAAAGTCAATCATCATTTTTAAGTTTTAGTTAATAGATTTTTTTAGTTTTTCGAGATCGGTAATAATGCGGTTTACATGCTTAATGTAAATCTCTGCAACTTTCCTGCGTATAGGGCTAATAAGTTTAGCCGTGCGAACATCACAGTAAAGGTTAAGCTCCTCTTTTTTAAGGGCTATCAGTTTTTCGAGATACTCTTTATCCTTCATACCGCTCCTCCATCTCGTTTAGTTTTTCTTCCATTTCCTGTGTATCTTTCAACACAACCTGGTAGGTTCCCCGGTTTTTATTAGCCGGATCGTTGAGCCATTTCCTGCGCTTTTCTATTAACTGCGCCAGCGACTCAATTTCTTTGAGGAGAGTATGATCTCTCTTCACTATACGTGCGTGTGCGTGCATAATCATTTGATTTACGTTTGGTTAACTGCTTAATTTTCCAGCGGGCATTGTTTAAATCCCGCTTTTTTTGTTCATAATCAGCATGAGCGGCACCATGCTTATTAATCCAGAGTACCAGTTCGGTTTCTCTCAGGCGCCAATCAGTTAGCTGCTTATCAACCATTTTAATATAATCTCTATCGGCTTCCTGCATGAGGCTTAGGGGTTTTAGGAAAAATGCTGATACTTAAATCCTTTTCGACTGTAACCATTCCGTTGCCTTTGCAAAGGCTGCAAATTACTTCGTCGAGGTTTTCGTTTAAAACAACTCCTTCGCCAGTGCAACGGCGGCATATTTCCACATTGGAAATTTTATAATCTCTTTTCATGTTAGTTCAGGCTTATTCCGTTAATTAATAATTGTTTATCGTGAGCTTCTTTTTTAACTGCAATAGCTCTAAGCTTAACACATAGTGTTTTTAGCTCATCCACACCGAGCTCGTACAATAGCTTACCACAAATGCGCTTATCGAGCATAAAGCGGTTAACACTTGCCCAGTCGTTATTGGTTACATATACCCCACATTTATTCATTAATGCCAGGGCATTACTCCTCCATTGCCTTAATTCGCTACCACTGTGATATTTATTCTCAACGCTTTTGCGAAGCCTTTCGATCAGATGATCAATTTCATCATCACTTAAATCGGTGGTACTTGTTACTCCATATTCCGAAAGGAAATCGAGTTTACTTTCAGAAGCTCCAAGCTTCCAAAGCAACTTATGCACAAGTACCCGTTTTTCTTTTGTGAGCATAGCTTTACGTTTTAGTATCTTAAGTTTGTCCAATGAATAATCTGTCCTGAAAAATAACCGTTCTTTGCTATATCCTTAATAAACCAATTTTCAAATTGATCTACCGAATCAAAGCCATCGTTTTGAGCTATTTCCTCCCAAAATGTTCTATATATCCAAACATCGTCTATAGACATTTCTAAACCATTTCTAAAAGTCATAAATACATCTTGAACGCCTTTACATTTAAGTGTTGGGGCAAATTGTAATCTATTTTTAGTTCTGTTGTTATAGATAGGATGTATTTTCATTCCTTCGTGCCATCTATGACCTCTTCTTATACTGTGTCTCTTAGGCTTGAATAGATTTACATCGGAATTACTCTGCTTATATGCATCTAAATCATAATCAAATATCTCAACATCATCATCTAAAAAGTATGATGACCATATTTTTTCCTTAAAAAATGTCGGAGATCCTTCTGCAAATTTTTGTGAAAATGCTAAATTCATAACTATTCCTCCTTTTTATCATCGATTTGTCCCCAATACAGCTCGGCTTTCTCCATATCAATATCGACATAACCTCCTTTGCTGTACCGGCTAACTATAAATGCCCGCAAGCCCAAAACATGAATGTATGCCTTGCACAGTTTTTTCGCTTGCTTTGCAATAGCAGGGTATGGCTCTTTGCGCTCTTCGTGCCCCACGAGAATAATCAGCTTGTTATGCAACTGAGCCAGGAAGTCGATCAACCTTAAATATTTAAAATCATCTTTATATATCAGTGCGTTATCCATTACAATAACCTGCGATGATTTGGGTTTCTGAAACTTATCAATGAGTTCAGGAACCGGAATGTATTCATCGAACAGAATCTTATCGCCTTTGGTAATTCCGGCACGCTTACAAGCCAGCTTAAAAGAAACATCGACCCCTTCCTCGGCACTTATGTAGGTTACCTTTTGGTTTACCGCCAAATCACGGGCTAAGGTTAATGATAACCATGTTTTGCCGTTCTTTTCGGGGCCGTATATGAGCCATAAGCCTTTTAGCTCTGCCTGTTCGCCAATCAACTCACGAAAAGCAGGCGAAGTAAATTGTACCAGCTTACCCGGTTTCTTATCGTAAAGATTCTTGGTTGTTAAGCTTCGTTTTTTCATTACTGATTCAATCTTAATAAGCTTTCGGCTCTTCGTAAATCGCCCAGCATGTTATTATTATCGGATCGTATACATTTCATCACCAGTTCACCTACATTTACACCTTCTTTAGCATTCACTTGCAGCACATCACGCAATAGCTTTTTATAAAAAGCTATCTTTTCGTTTCGTGAAACAGGAATGATTGAGGTATACCGGTTACCGTTTCGGCTAAACATTGCCCTGAATCCTACTTTTTTACTATTAATTCCACGTTCAATTTTTTCACGCAGGCTGTCATCGCCGATTTGGTACCATCCGCATACATTTTCGGTAGCATCAATCAGTTCCAGCATTTCCATGTAAGCAGTATAATGCAGATACCCGGCATCATCGGCAATAATAATAGGCTTATCCAGTATCGATAAGTAATACTTAAGCTTATGTTTTACCTCGGCATACCTTCCCTGGTTATCAACACCAATAGTTTTAGCGAGCGTTCGTACAAACAATTGTGTGCTTTTAGCCTGCTTACAATCGATGTAAAAGCAGTTATTAAGTGTGCGGGACAGGTATTTAGCGGTGTGGCTTTTGCCAATACCGCACTCATCGGCACAAATAAGGCTTTTGGAGTACTGCTTACAAAAGTTAATTTCTTCCTCAATTACATTGAACACATCTGTGCGTGCTGTTTTCCAGTTCTTATCATTCATATTTACATCGAGTTTTGCCCCGATGTTTAACCAGACAGCATCACTTAGAATGCCTTCAATTTCGCCTTTTTTTATCCGGCTGAATACAGCCTTGTTAATGCTCCATTTTTGTGCAAACGAAGCATCACTACCACCATAATTATTGCGGTCATTTAAGAGTGCAGTGGCAACTTTTTGTTTAAATTCAATACTAATTTGTAACATAATTTAACTTTTAGTTTATAATTGATTAAAATCTATCTCCTAAACTTTTATTAAAGCCTGTTTCAACAGTGTTTAATTCGAACTCCTCGGCATCGGGTAATGCTTCGGGTTCATTATTTATTGTTTTGGTTTTATATAATTCGGGTATAGTAAACTTATTATTCAAAGTAAGCGGGCGTTCATCAATTACTGTAATTGGGTTAATGCTACGAACCCTGCGGCGTTGGAATCCTTCTACTGTACTTACATACTTTGTCATGGCCTCACGATTAGCCAGGTCAATTGGTTTCTGCTCAATTCGTGCCTTTTGGTAACCCGGTTTAGCAACTGCCTCGCATATGTATGTATTTTCGCCACGTAAATAAACCAGTGCTTTCATTACTTTGCCATCATTGCCATCGAGCCAGTATACATCCAGATCTTTACCTTCAACAATATCCATGAGTTTTATCAGCTCTTCAGAATAGCTTATTAAGCCATTTTCGCCTAACAAAAACTCCGAATTTTGCAGGTTTATAATACCAGCACGACAACTTGTTTTGGTTGGGTAACCTAAATATGGCAAAATAGCACGCCAGTTAGTAGGTTGTACATTGGAATTTTGAGTTTGAAGGAAAACTTCCCAACGGCTCATGTTCTTAATCTTGGAGTGAGGCATGTTATTCCAATTCTCAATGTCCTTTAAGGATCCCTGTATTATTTCTTCATAAGGAATCTGTGGTACTTTATGACCTCCTGCCTGGTTACTTTCACTCAATGCAAACGGACGGGCCAGCCATCCTTCTCTTTTTTTCTCCAGCTGGTAACGCAATGGCCTGTAATAAGCCTCAATTCGTTTACCTCTTGCGTTGTTTGCTTCGATCCGTACGTATTGAAACATCGCTCCCTCATTTAAGAATGTATTTTTAAAAGAGCTGTTTAAGGACATTTCACACTCTATTTCGGCAGGTATATCCAATCCCCACCCAGTGTAATTGCGAATCATTTGGCGATAAAAATCCACAATAATACCTTCTTTCGATTTTCCATAAACCCAGGTTGTAAATGCTTCGCTGCCCAAATCAATGGCATTATAAAACCACGCCCTCTTACTGTTGGCATATTCGAATGGAGGCTGACGGTCATCGACAGAAATAATACTATTTGCGAAATGTGGTTGAATTAAGCTATGATAAGGCTTGTATTTACTATTCAAAGTTTGGCGGTTGCCGCTTCGTTTCGTATGTGTTGCGATCTGGTTTCTCCATTCATTCAAATAATTCTTTATAGTAGATTTTCCGAGTTTTGGAAAACCTGAAGGATCATATAGCTCTGCAGTATCTCTGTTAACTACGGTAACATATCCATTTAAGAAGCCGTCATACTGTCGTGTTATTTCGGTTGCTGTTGGCTTATCTGACTGTTCGGCAAACATGTCGTTTAAGAATTGTTCTATATACTCATCAACTTTTGCCCGGTTCTTATTACAAACTCCTTTATGTATTATGGATGCATAACCACCATCATCTTTATTATACTTGGTTAACTTATTGTAAAGAGGTCTTGCTTTTTCGGGTAAGGTATGAGGTACTTCTCGTTTAAAATTAACGCAGTCAGACACAAGAGTTTCCCACACATCTGCAGTACTTCCTCTTAATTCTTTTCTGAATGACTTACGCATCGCCCGAATTTTGTTCAGTAAGTTTAGAACCGATGCGTTGAGCGTATACTCTTCTACTTTGTAGTCATCGAGGAATGTGTCATCAGGTTTTTTGTATTTAAGGAAGTAATCGTAAGCAGATTTATCACGCTGGTAATACTTACTGAACAAAGATTGTCGGGCTTGCTTTGGCGGATCGCCAAATTCTTCAATTAGTTTATTTTGCCACTCCGGAGGTAAACTTTCATAAACCACCAGCGATGGTGAGTTCTTTCCCTGGTATCGCAGGCGTATTATTTTTTCTTCTTTAACTCTATGTCTGAAACCACGCTCACCAATTAACTTTAAGCTTTCTGGTGCCATGTTTTTGCCATTAAATAAATACTTGCTTTGTACACCAAGTATGCTATTATGATATTCGAATGGAGACATATGAAAGAATCAATTTCGTTTATACTTCTTTTTCAGATTCTCTTTCTTCAACCAGTGCAATTAGTTCGTTCTTTATTGCCAATGCTTTTCCCCTAACTGCTTTTCGTTCACCACGTGCTATAACTCCAACATAATCAGGCGATACATTGTATTTCTTACCTATTATTTGATAAGGCGTAAGCTGTTTTTCCGAAAATAATTTGACATTTAGATTCATTTTTACGTAGTTTTGTATATTGATGACAATACAAATATTATGTATAAATTCCATAATTGCAAATATTATTATGGTTTTTTTAAATATCTTTAATGGATAAAGTACATGTTAAAATAAAAAAGGCTCGTAAGCTACTAGGATTCACCCAGTCACAGGCAGGAGATTTATGTGGTATAGATCAATATAAAATTTCAGATATAGAAAATGGAAAATCTAAATTTATTCCTAATCAGTATATGGAATTTTTACATATTAATGGAATAGATCTTAATTCAATCTTTGATGATAGCTTTGATCCTAAGAAAATAGAAGTAAATATTGCAGCTGAGCCTTTGCCTTCTTACGGACGATGTAGAGAATGTATACAAAAAGATAAAATTATTGAGGCCCAGCAAAAGACAATTAATACACAATCTGATTTTATTGAGATATTAAAAGAATCGTACACACACTAACATACTTATCTTCAGCAATTTTTAAATTGTTAAATTATTTATTATTAGATACATATAAATTATTTATGCAATTAATAACAATATATTAACGGTACTCTCATACTGCTTTTTTGACTTCTTTGTATATATATAGTTTAATGATACCCTAATTTACTTAACATGTTTAATTCTTTATTTTGTCCGCTGTTTGTCCGCTGTTATGTCCTCTTTTGTTTTAAATTCATATTTTTTTACACACAAAACACCTTTCAAACTTCAGTTATTTGAAGCTGTTTTTATTGCATAAATTTGGCTTAATTAAGCTGTTTTAAGCCTTGCAATTAAAGTATTTTAGCTATATTAGCAATTCAATTAAAACTATTGTTAAAAGGTTTAAATAAAAGGAGAGGCAAATTAAAGGTAAATTAAAGGTAAATATAATTTTTTTGTACAATTCGTATTATCTTAATATTTCTAAAAGCCTTTATTTTCGGGCAAAGTATAAATATAACTATGTATAATTTGTTTTAATATCCCTATATCATCCATGTTTTGTCCACCATAAAAAATATATAATCCCTCAATCCCTTCTCCAGAATTT